TTTAGATGATGTTTTGTGTATAATGTGTCTCCGTCTATTTTTACGAGGTTAATAGTTCGGTATTGGTTATCCCCCATAAAAATGAGGTCAGTTCCAATTACTAAATCGTCAAAGAATCGCATTCCAACCAAACTAGGCATACCTGCACATTCAGTACATTCGTATATTGGCTTTGATTTCTCGAAAAAAGTAAATCCAAATATTTTCATGTTTTTGCTATTCCTATTATATCACCACTTCCGTTGTAGGTGAATGTTAATCTGGCTACCTCTGAGCCGCCACTGCCACCTGTTTTGTAGGATACATAATCAATATTACCACCCCCCAAATAAACAACCTCCTTGTAATCGTGAAGCTCTGTAACTAAGTCTGACGGTGTTTTATCTACCAAAGCCTCAATATCTGCTTCAATCGCGTTAAGCTCATTAATCTGTGTTACTTGGTTGGCTGCCGTAGCATCACCACCTCCGCCACCGCCCGATACCACAAGTCCTTTAAAGTAGGTATCCCTGATCCACTCCGTAACAACTAATATGTCATCCCCCGGCCTACCGTTTACGTCAGTAGGCAGAAAGGAAATCTGTGTTGTAACATGAAGGGGGGAATCTGTTATGTAGATTTTACCCTGTGGGACTTTTGCCACCACCATCATGTCGGTTGGCATATAGTAGGCATCCGACCCAATAAGCATTTCTACAGAGTTGTCAGTTCTGGTAAATGTTATCATTCAGCCCCGTCTATTGTTTCCTTTAAAAATTCACCCCGTTGAGAAAGCAACTCCTGCTGTACAGCCTGCTGGCCTTTCATCTGTTGAAGTGCTTGTTGGTTTTGTAGGGATGCTTGTTGGCTCATTTGGTTGGCTTCTAGCATTCGCTGTTGGCCTTCCTGCTTCATCATCTCCTGCTGCTCCATAAGTTGCTGTTGCTGCTGCATTGCCTTCTCCTCAGCATCCTCACTCATCTTACGGAACTTCTCAATTCCTATAAATACGTCCTTCTCTTTGAGTAGCGTCATGGCTTGTAAGAAGTCTAGTTTACCCGCATTCAATGCAGTCATAATCAACTGCTGGAATTGTGCTACATCATCGAGCATCTTAGGTGTAGATTCAACGAAAATCGCAAAATCATCCACCAAGTCAACATCCTCCTTTAAGAAGTTAACACCTACATCCCCTATAATTGGCGCATATTTAGCCTTCTTGGCCCACGTCATCTTTACAAGTCTTGCTTGCTGATTCCATACCCTAGAACAGAAGATGTCAAATAGCCCAAACAAGGGGGCTGTGGTCATGTTGGATTGTAAGAGAGCAGAACGGGTAACCCCCACGGCTTGCGAAGCTCCCTGTACAACGCCCTGACGGGCTTCGTTGATACCAGATATTAGGTCTATCTGACTATCACACCAATTGATGAGGGAAAGGTACTTATCTACAGATTGGGAGAGGGATAAATCTATGCGCTGGAATTGATTGAATTGCGCGGGGGTTCCATTCTGTTTGCTGTTTATAAACGCTATACCTGTTTTTTTCAGGTAATAAACTACTTGCTCTGGTTCCCAATCCTTTGGTGCTTGCGCAACGTCATACACAAAGCCGGGAACGCCTGCTACTGCCACAACATTTTGCATATTGTAGGCAAAGATGTCCTTTAGGTTTTGCAGGGATTTTATTTGATCGACAATCGAAACAGCTACACCATCTACGTAATCAGGTATTAGCCCAACGTAAGGTGGCTCTGCTTCATGGAGTAATTCAAGGGAGTTGTCCTTTTGTTGGTTTGGCATTATGCCCCACTTTTTGAGGATTGTTCCCCCAACTAAAGTACCCTGTCTCCAAATTTTAATGCGCTTCTTTTCTATCTCAAATTCACCACTTTTGCTCTTTTGTGTTCTGGTGCGCTTGCGGTGTTCATTGCCATATTTATCTACCCATACCTTTTGGTCGATACTCTTTGTATCCTGCCAGCAAGCCTCTAAAACCATTACACGAATAGTTCCGTTTTGCTCCTTGAACCAATCTAACCCAGCTACTGTAGGGGCAAATGAGAAACTTAAAGCGTTGCGCTGTGATGACTCTGTTTTGTTCCAGTCTACATACTGCTTATGAACCTTTTTAAGTTCTTCCACATCGAGGCCGTAGCGCTCGGCTGCCTCTGCAAGACTCATGTACCTGCGTTCCCCCCAGTAGGTTGAATCCCTAAGAAGGTCATCGGAGGCATATCTATCATGGAAAATATCACGTGGATCTGCCCGTCTGGCTACTGGCATTCCGTTTACTACCTCGTTTTTAACGAAGCATTTACCAGCTATTAGCAGGTCAAGAAATGTTGCCTTACGCTCTACAGTCCAATAATTACGCTTATCTAGGAATTTTAAGGCATAGTATATTACTACCTCCGCCAGTTCCCGATAATCACGTTTGAAGTAATTCTCTAGTTCTTTCTCAGATTCGGGTAAATAGCCCCTTTTAGCTGTGGGAATCCCCGAATAAGCCTCTAATTGCTGTGCTACATTTTGCAACCGCATATCAACACGGGTTTCCTCCATAGCTAGGAGTTTTCTAGCCTTGGCCTCCTTGTTGATTGCTTTTACCTCAAAATCGTACCCACGCTGCATTAGCTCCCCCACCAAAACCCTTAATTTGGATCGAATTTGGTTAATACTAAACCAAACTGCTGGGTAGGCTTCCCCACTATCGGACTCTGTTAGATGCTTGAATTTATCAGCACTTGCTTGCAAATTATTGAAGAATTTGTAAGATTCATCCATAACCGCATACTCCGCCTGATATGCCTTTGTAAGCACATTTCCGCAGATTGCCTCGATAAAACTCGTATGATATTTGTCGTCCTTTTCTTTATCAGTGATGTACTGATTCGGGAAGTTATTCAATATGTGGGTGTTAGGAATTCTACTCCACTACAAAAACCATGCCACAATTAATACTGCACCCTTTTGACCCCCCCACCCGCTGTGTGTATCAGCTTGGTTTTGAATAGATTATCCTTATTTGAACGGGGGGTAGCTTCCCACTTATCTTCCTTCATTAGTATCAAAGCAGCGCAAAAACTAGCTACCCTATCTGTGTTTTGCTGATCGTAAACTAAGCACTCTTTCAGGAGATTTACAGATGGTATCCACTCACAATAATCATCGGTATACAGCGTTACAAGTTCCTCCCCATAACGTTTACTTTGTGGCCCTCTGTGGTATCCTATGTTCCACGTGGTTGATGCCATCACACTCGTATAACCGTTAGGCTTGGTAGCCATAAGGTGTTTAAATCCATTTTCATCAAAGTAATTAATCATGCCGGGCTTGTTGCGCTCAATCATGACTTTTGCACCACCGTAGTAAAGTAAGGCTATTAGAGCTTGATCCCAAAAATCCCTAACGCTTCGGGGTTTATCGTAGTATTCAAAAACAATCTTTGGGGGTTCTGTACCCTTTCGCTTTTTCATGATGAAAAGACACTGCCCAGATATGTCCTTTGAATTAGGGTTTTCTGCGTCATGATCGGACGTGTCTGCCCCGGCAAAATATAAGTCCTGCATCACAGGGTCGGGTTCCTCATAAATGATGCAACTACCATTGAAGGTTGGTACAAATACTGGCTTTTTATTACTATCAAGCATAAAATGCCCTCGCTTCATCTCTGGCGGTTTGGCCGTCAAGGCATTGATTTGCTTGTTGATTTTCATGCTATTGCCAACACCATACGTTTCATTAGAGGTAAATGCCTCCTGAACGGTTAATGGGTATTGCTGAATGAAATCATTGTATGCACGGGTATCCAAACTTTCCCTGCGAAACCTTTCGTAGACGACCCAACGAACCGCTTCCTCGGCCAAATCGTTGCCACACTCATCAACCAGCCCATCCAGCCCCATCCAGCCCCCTAAAAAAAACTGTTTTAGCTTATAAGAATCAGCTTGGTAAAACATATCACGGAAAGCCGCACCATCTTTTGTAATATCACCGCTGGTTCCAAATAGTATTGGACACCCAACTCTTCGTGTACCCTTCATCATGGCAGGCTCGGTATAGGAAAAGAGTTGTTTTAGATTTTGGACTTTCCCGGCCTCGTCTGCGCACCATTTTGCGAGAGCATAACCTTCCCATGTGCTGTCGGTTGGTGACTTTACAACAAGTTCTGACCGACTTCCTCTTGTAATCCAGTTGCCCTTCTCGTCCTTAGCTCGATAAGAGAAATCTAATTTCATTTGGGTGTTACCCCCCGCACTACTTGGGCGTAACCATTCCGGTAAATTATCATAAATAAACTTTACCTTGGCAAAGAGTTC